GTAGTCCGCGTAGTCGTCGAGCATGGACTGGCATTGCCAGGCGATCGCCGCATCCGGGGCGTCGCCGAGGTTGGCCTGTGCGTCATCCGGTGCGTAACCGAGGCGGAGCAGCTCGAGCAGCAGGCGGCGCATGGCCGGGGAAAGGGGAAGCATGGGGTGGTCCTCCTGTCGGGCTGGGTGGCTCGATGGGAGCGAGCGTATCCACATTGGATACGGTTGTCAACAACAATCGTATCTGTTTTGGATACGCTCGGTGAGCCGTCCCGTGCTACGCTGCCGGCGCTTAAAAAAATCGGGGAAACAGAATATGCGTGCGGTCATAGGGGCGCTCATGGTCGCCGCGCTCGCGGGATGCCATCCACCGCCGAGCGATTACGAGGTGTGCAGCTCGTACGGTCTGGCGACATCGAGCGAAATCATCCGCCCCTGCATGGAAGAGCGCCGCGAGAGGCGCGCGCAGGCGGCAATGTTCCTACTGAGCCGACCACAGCCGCAGCCCTATTACCAGCAGCCCTACGTGGTCCCGTATCGCGCGCCGGTCACCACCAACTGCACACGCATGGGCGGCGGAACGGTGAGCTGCTCGTCCTTCTAGGAGGAGGCGCCCTGATCCGTGCTACACTGGCGGCATGAGCAACTCGTCGCTAACTCTGCTTGTCGGCGCCGCCGATGCGCATCCCGCCACGCCAGACCACACCAAAGATGACCTGGCCTTCGAACTGATCCACGCCGATGGCACGCGCGCGCATCTCTATGTCGACGGGAGTTCCGATGGACTTCCCCCGGGCACAGCCATCGTCAATCACGTCGCCTCCCGCCTTTGCGGCCTACATGCACTGCTAATCCAGGAAGGTTCGCCGGCGGCGAACAGTCGATTGCTCCGAATCGGGCCAGAAGCGGCGCAGCGAAACCAACCCGGAGGCGAACCCCATGTGCCATTGCGACCGTGATCTGATTTTTCGAATGCTCACGGCGCCCGTAACTGTGCCGCTACCGCCTTTGTCCCCTCAAGCAATCGCCGAACTGCGCGCCCGAATTCGTCGGTTGCATGGTCGGAAAGGGCGGCGTTCAGTCCCGGAAACATCTGTCCCGCCGCGTGCTCCGCGAGCCGGTCGAGGCCGCGCTCCAGAGTCTGCTGATCCGGAGTGTTAGTGACAAGAATGATCGCGTGGACCCGCATCAGAAGATGCTCGATCGCAGCCAAACGCATTTCGAGATCGACGTGCCTCTGATCTGACATCAGCTCTCTCCCTGCTCATCGCTCTCGGATTTCGCTTTCGGCCGCAGCCACACGATCATCGCGCCCTTTCCCCCACCTTGATTTTTTGTCCCGCTCCCCTTTGTGAGGGGTGCGGCGGGGGCCGCTCCTTCGGCCGGACCGGCAATGGGGAGTTTCGGCTCATGCTTTCTGCGGCCCGCAATAGCGTCTCACGATCGCGCTCATCGAGCATCTCGTAGGCCGCCAGCCAATCGGCACGTGCCTGATCCGATTCTGTCGGGGCGCCGTCGAGAAGTTCGAGCCAATGGACGCCAAGATGTGGCGCGACTCGCTTCGCCCAATCCGGCAACATTCGAGTGTTGCCGTTGCGGAGCTTGTAAATCGCCTGACGACTCGTGCCCGCCAGGGCGGCCAACTCATGGTTTTGCATGCCCAACAGAGTCATCAGGCGGTCCAGATGGTTCCGGTATTTGGTCACTCAACGAGTGTATCCCGCCCGGAGACGGGGCGCTGACACCATCGGGTTGACAACCCGTATCTAAGATGGATACGATTTGGCATGACCCTGGAAGACTGGTTGTCCAAGCATGAGATGAGCGACGCCGAATTCGCCCGAGTCTCGGGCATCGGCCAGCGCGCGCTCGTCCATAAATACCGCCATGGGCGCCAGTTCCCGAGCTTTGAGAACCTCCAGCGCATCAAGAAAGCCACCAGAGGCGCAGTTACGGCGAACGATTTCGTCGAGCAGAGGGCCAAAGCCGAGGGTCTCGCTTCAGCCACAGAGGCAGCAGGATGAGGCCCCAAACCCCACCCTGCCCGTTCCCCCGCGTAGCATCGCGGGTCGTTCTTCTTTCGGTCGCTCTTTACCGTGCCCCACACTTTGGCACGGACCTTCGATCATGGTTGCTCCATCGACGCCGCGAGACTGCGCCATGAACAGCGCAACCCTGACGACCGCGATCCGAGACTTCGGCTCCGCCAAGGAAATCGCCCGCGTGGTCGGTTGCTCCGAGGCGACGGCAGCCCGCTATCGGCGCGGCGAGACGATGCCCGATCCGCTCGGCCTCGCGCGCCTGATGGGCCGCTCGCGCACGATCGCCCAGGCCATGCTGCAGCTCGCCGGCCTCGACGATCTCAGCATGGACCTCGACGAGGCGCGCCTGACCCGCGAGCTGCAGCTGCTACAGCAACAACGCGCGGAGCGTGCCGATGCGATTGCTAAGGCGGCGTCTCGCCATTCTGCGAGCGAGGTGGTGGGGCGCCATGGCTAGACGCTGTTCCGGCCCGTTTGTGGATTTCGCCCTGCGCCGCATGCGGCGCGCGCTGGCCGATGTCGAACGAAGGAGGCCGCCCGCATGACCGGCCGACTCCCGATTCCCACGACAACCTGACAGAAAAAGCCCCGGGCAGCTTCAAGCACTGCCCGGGGCCAGAGGAGGAATCCGTATGTGTGTGCCGCTACTTTCCTATTTTCCACGGATTCCCTCAAGCATTTCGTTACACCCCAAACGTTATGATCGGGAGACGGGCGCCCGAACGTGAGGCTCTCGGCGGCCGAGGTCCATGAGCGCCTGGCGGCGCTGGCCTCCCGGTCGTGGCCCATCGAGCGCCTGTTTGGGGTTTGGCAGGCGCGTTGCGATGGCCAATCGACCGAACAGATCGCGGCGCAGCTCGGCCAGTCGGCCTGGAATACCAGCAAGATCGTCAAACGATTGTTGCAGAGCGGGCTGATCAGGATGCTTCCCAGCCAATGGGCCGCCGATCGGGAAACGCAGTTCATCTTGCTGTGGAACGAGGATCATTCGGTCGGCGAGATTTCCCGGCGCATGGGGATCACCAGGTCGGCCGGGATCGGCAAGTCGCATCGGCTGATCGCCAAGGGCCTCATTGCCGTCCGGGCGCGTGGACCCCGACGACCACACCCCGACCAGAGCGCCGAAGCGAAACAGATGCGCCTGCAGAAGGCTCAGCGGGATTACCGCGATCGCCAGGCCGCCGCCAAAGGCCGGCCGCGGCCCGAGCCGAGGCCCAGACGATCCGTTCCCATCGCGCTCGATCGGCCGCTCGCCCCGCCACCCGCCCCCAGGCCAGCGCCCTACGTCCCGCCGCCACCTGTCTTTGGCCGCGTGGTCAGCTGCTGCTGGCCGATCGGCGAGCCCGGCAAACCGGCGTTCCACTTCTGCGACAAACCATCCGACCCTGGCCGGCCGTACTGCCATGTCCATGCCAGCAAGGCCTACGTCCGAATGCCAGCGGCTGTGCGAAGGGAGGCACGGGCATGAGCGAACCTTTGGCCCGCTCGGTTCTGGTTTTCTCGAACGGCCTGATCGCGGTTTGTGATGAACGCGGCGAGCAGATTACCGAGTTACAAGGCGCGGACACGCCTGAGCTTCGCGCAATTATCCATTCTCGCTCTGATGGCGAGACGCATTGGCAGTTCGCCCGAAGAGCCAGGCCATGACCGAATCCAACTTCATCCGTCCCGAGCTGGCGCAGCAGATGCGCGATACCTTCCGCGCGATCGACAATGTGCTGGTCGCCGCACCCACCCTGCATCACGCATTGAAGGCCGAGCACGTCCCGTTCGGCGCGTTCGAGGATGGCCGCTGGCAACCCACCCCATTATCCGAGGGCGTCGCCCGCTACGGCAATTCGCTGCCGTTCGCGATCTGGCAGACATTGCGCGCGATCGAGCAATTGCGCATCGCCTTCACCGGCAGGCCGGGCAGCACGCTCGAAGCCTTACCGGAGGAGCCCGACGAAGCGCCCGGCCTCGCATTGCCGGAGCCTGATCCAACGACCGCCGGGCAGCAGCGGCTCGCGGTTCCAGCGGGGGATGACTGATAATGTCCGCTTCCCGCCAGACGCGCGCGCAAGCCCGACTCGAACGGGTGGAGCAGGGAGAATCGCCGGGCCGTATTGCCAGAACAGATGGCACCTCGCGGGGCGCCGTGCTCCGTGATGTGAGATTGGCGCGGGAAGAAGCGCGGGCGCCGAACCAGAGCGCGACGACGCCGGCAGCCAAACCCCGGCGCAAATTAGGCGACCGGGCAATGATATCCCGCGCCTGGACCGTCACCCGTAACCTCGACATTTTCCGGCTGCTCGGCCTGGCCCCGACAATGCTCTGGCTGAGCGTGGTCATGCAGATTCACTTCAACGGCGATGACGGCGATCTCTTGTTCAGCCCGCGCTGTCGTTCGCTCGATCACCTGGCCCGGGGTGCCGGCGGGTGCGAGGCGGACCTGAAGGAATTGATCGCCTGTGATCTGCTGATCTGGCTCGAGGAGGGGGGCGTCGCCCTGCCCGACGACCTCGGCCTGCGTCTGCCCGAGCGGGTCGGCGGCAAGACCACCGGCGGGCTCAGGGCCACCCCGCCGCAGCGCCAGGGCAAGGCGCCGGACGGAAATCAGCGCGAGATGCTCTACGCCGTCCCGTCGAATTCTGAGTCACCCAAAGCTGAGTCACCCCCCCCCCTGACTCAGCCTGGGGTGACTCAGGGGGTGACTCAAAACGTGACTCAGACGGCCGGGGCGACTCAGGTTTCGGCCCTCGCGGGCGGAGAAGGTACCACCACCACCACTAAGGATTCGGAATCCTTTCTTGGTGGTGGTGGTGGTGAATCTGTAACCGCGCGCGAGCCGACGAAAGCTGAGTCACCCAGTTGTGAGTCACCCAATTCTGAGTCACCCCCCGCTGAGTCACCCCCCGCTGAGTCACCCCCGCTGCACGTCACCCTGGCCGCCGAGCTGCTGCCCCTGGTCGGCCGGGCCGGTTTCGCTGCCCCTGCCGAACTGAATGCCGTTCGCTCATGGCTTGAGACGAAGACCGCCAACGAAATCCGCGAGGCGATCGGCACCCGGATGGAGCAGACCAACGCCCGGCTGGCGCCGGATCTGCGCTACTTCGACAAGCGCGTGCGCGAATGGACGTCGCGGGTGCCGTTCCAGCCTCCTCTCGCGCCGACGGCTCCTGCGGTCCCCGAGCCGCCCGAGGACCCCGCCGAGACGGTTGCGCTGATCCATCCGCACGACCCCGACAATGCCCGCCTGGTCGCCCGCTGGCCGGCGTTCCGGGCCATGCTGAAGGCCGAGGTGCCGGAGGCCGAGTATCAATCCTGGCTGCGCGGCATGAAGCTGGGCGGCCTCGACGGCGACGAGATCGTGCTGATCCTGCGCTCCGGCTTTGTCGGCGACTGGGTGGCCGGACATTATGGTCCCCGGGTCAATACGTGGTGGAAGGGCGAATATCCCGAGGCCCATCGCGTGGTCTGCCGGACCGGCTGATGCGCAGCGCCGATCACTGGCTGGCGCTGCTGATCGAGCGGGACCCGCTCGACCGGACCCTGCTTCGGATGATCGCCGCGCTGCTCGCCCGCGATGATCTCCTTCCCGACGTCTACCTGATCGTGGCCGATGCGCTGGATGAGGCCTGCCGCGAATGCGTCGCCGGCGGCCGCGCATTGGATGCAGTGTCGCTCCGGATGCTGCGCAATCTGATCGTATCGGAGGGCGAGGCGGCGCCGCGCGCCGGGACGTTCTGGTAGTGCCGATTTCCGAGAGTTGGAGGGAGACCCAGATGAACCACATCGTCAGCGCCGTCCGCACCCTGTCCATGATGGATAGCTCCGGTGATACCAGTTTCGGCTGGGATGCTGCCGAGGACGAATGGGTCATCCCGATGATCCGGGCCAAAATGGAGGCCGGGTACACGTTCTGGATCGTTGAGCGGAACCCGCTGCGCGAGGTCCGGCTGGAACGCGCCGATGCGTTGGGCGAGAACCGCCACGTCGTCATCCGGGACGCCGCCGCCCGGGAATTGTTCGAGCAAGGTCGCATCGGGCTTGCGTCGATCGCCGAGCATGGCGAGGCGCGGGTCCTGCGGCGGGCACGTACGCCGGGAGAAGCCGCCGCCGCCGATACCGTAGCGCATCGTCCGCTGCGCGGAGGATGAGATGTCCGGCTATCTCACGAATTGGGCGGCTTCCTCCACCATCCTTTCGAACTCGTGGTCGACCACAACTACGGCCGTGCCTCTGATCGTGTTCAGCCCGACCGGCAGCGGCCAGCTCTGGTACCACGCGATCCCGGCCGCGCTTTCGCAAGTCCCGGTCTACGGATACGCGAATTACCCGCAGGCGATGTGGGCCAACCCGTACCAGGCCAATCTCCGCCCGGTAGCCCCGCCATTGCTTCGCCCGGCCTTGATCCACGCCGGACGCCGGGCGCTGCGCCGCAGTATCGACCTGTTGCGGCGGTTCCGGCCCGAGCGTGACGTCAAAGCCTTCCTCGATGGCCACCCACTTGTGCTCCACGGGCACCGCTACGATTACCTTGTGCGCAGCCGCGGCAATCTGCTGGAGCACACGATGAACCCGCGCGGCCCTCACATCCCCTACGACCTGCACATCGTCGCCAAGGACGGCCGAACTCTTGCCAAGGGCTGTGTCATCGTCCCGGAGACGCCCGTGGTGGATCAGGTGCTTGCGCTCGCACTGCACGTCCAGGACGAGGAGGCCGAGGACGTCATCGTCCGCACCACCAATTGGACGCCGCGGCTACCGGCGCTCCAGCGCGCCGCCTGATGCCCATCCGCGCGGCCCTGAAACCGCTCTACGGCGCCGACTGGGCTCTGGTCAGCCACCGCATTCGCTTCGACCGTGCCAAGGGCCGCTGCGAGGCCTGCGGGCGGCCCCATGGCGCGCTGATCTACACCCTGGCCGATGGCGGCTGGATCGATCCCGCGACCGGCGAGGCGTGGATCCCCGGCCCGGTAGAGTTCAGCGGTCAGACCCGCGTCTCCCTTTCGACCGCGCACGTCGATCACGACCCCACGCATCGCGCTGACGCCAACCTGAAAGCCTGGTGCCAGCGCTGTCACATGCTTCACGACGCACCGCACCATCAGGCTCAGCGTCGGATCACCCTCCGCGCACGATGGGCTCTGGCCGATCTGTTCGATGGGCCATACGGTCTCATGGGATATCCGGGAAACGCACCCAGGGGGGACGCATGAGCCAGACCGACCGCGCGGCGATGACCATGCTCGAAGCGGTAACCCATACCATCGCCGAGATCGACGGACCGATCTCCTCGCGCATCGGCGCCGGTGTCCTGCTGGCGCTCAGCGGGGTCATTCAGGAGCGCCGCCAGCCACTGGCCCTCGGCACGCTCGAAGCGATCATGGGGCTGGTGGTCGCGATCCGCGCGGATATCGGCGCCTGAGGGGCATACCGAGTTTCCCTGGTCGCGGATCCGCCCAACCCGCGATCATCGTCGCGCTGGCGCGTGTTTCCGCGTTATCGGCCAGTCCGGCGAACATTTGCCGCAGCTGAGCGGACGCGGCCTGCTCGCCGCCGGCAAGCCAGGCCTCGCGGATCAGCCGCGCCTCGGCTTCGGAAACCATGAACATTTTGCCTCCGTCCTACCGAGTTATCCCATTTTCAGGCTGTTTGGCACGCTTCTTGCGCTGCGTATGGGACATTACGCCATTTTTGGGGCATACATGTTTCAATGGACAGAACATTACCCCGTATGCTTTGGTCCCCCCTCCCGGATGCGCGAAAGTCATTTTCGCTCGCGCCGTGCGCCAGCCATGCGGGACAGTCCAGCTTAATCAAGTGCGAGGCCGGCCCCGGCATCTCGACGCATGGGCTGTATGCCTGTGCCATTCTGGGGGCGGTCGCCATGTTCGTGGAATTCTCTCACGGAGGCGCCCGACCCGGCGCTGGCCGTCCCCGCGTTGCGCGGCACAGCAATACCGGCCTGCCGGTGCTCGACATCATGCGCTGGTATTGCGTGCGCACCGATTTCAACGGACAGCTGCGCGCCGACATCGAGGTCAGGCTCGCCGGTTTCGAGGTCTTCAACCCGAGCGTCTTTCGCCCCGCCGAACCGATGCGCCGTGATCGCAACGGTATGGTCCGGCCGGCAAAGCCCGATCGCATCGTGCCGATGTTCCCGCGATACTTCCTGACGCGTTTCAATATTGCCAATCCGAGCTGGGGCGAGATCGAGCACCTCGATGGCGTCGACCGTTTGATGACCGCACCCGGCGGCAGACCCGGTGCGATCGCCGATGACAAAGTGGCCCTCTTGTTCGGCCTCGTTCAACCCAATCACTGCGCCTATCCGGCCAATCATTTGCACATGAACCCGATCGACCCCGGCACCTGTCTGCGCCTGTTGAGCGGCGGCATGGAGGGGCGCGAAGGGATCTGCGAATGGTCGGACGGACGAAGGGTCAAGCTGCTGCTGCAGATCCTCGGCCGGCCCGTCTCGGTCACCGTATCGCAGGCCGCCGTCGCTTCGATCTGAGGCTGTTGGCGGACTACGTCGGCGCCTTTTCATGAGGTCAACGTAAGAATCATTATGTCCAACTCGCCCCCGTCTATTTTGGACGGCGTCGTGGCGTCGTCCATCGCGGGGTCCGCCCCTGGCTCCGCGATGGCGATGTCGCCGCAGGCGTCGAGCGATGGCGAGATGATCGCGCTCTGGTTAGCCTCGTTCCGCTCGCGCAACACGCGCGGCGCCTATGCCCACGACCTTGACGTGTTCATTCGCTTTACGCTGGTACCATTGCATTCCGTGACGGTCCGCATGATCCAGGCGTTCGTCTCGACGCTGGATCACTTGGCGCCGGCGACCGTCGCCCGCCGTCTATCCGCCGTGAAGTCGCTGATCGCTTTGGCGCACCGGCTTGGGTATCTCCCATTCGACGTTGGCGCACCCATTCAATTGCCCGCGATCAAGGATCGCCTGGCCGAGCGGATCCTCTCCGAGTGGCAGGTTCAGCGCATGCTGGAACTGGAGCGCGGCACGCGGAATGCTGCTTTGTTGCGGTTGATCTACTCGGCCGGCCTGCGTGTCTCCGAGGCCTGTGGGCTCTGCTGGCGCGATCTCTCCGAGCGCGGCGAAGCCGGTCAGATCACGGTACTCGGTAAGGGCGGCAAGACACGCGTTGTGCTGCTTCCGAGGCCGATCTGGGAGCGTTTAATCGCGCTGCGGGGCCATTCCGGACCCGATTTCCCGGTATTTCGATCGAGACAGGGGGGCCCACTCGTGCGGTCTCAGATCCATCATATCGTCAAAGCGGCGGCGAAACGGGCGAAGCTGCCGGCGACGGTTTCTACTCACTACCTGCGCCACGCCCATGTCTCGCACGCGCTCGACCGCGGTGCGCCGATCCACGTGGTACGGGCAACGGTCGGCCATGCGAGCCTCGAGACGACCACGCGCTACAGTCACGCGCGGCCTGATGACTCAAGTGCCCGCTACCTGACTGCATGAAGTAGACGGCGGCCCATCCTGGCGCGCGGCTGAGAAACAGTAGATTGCGTCCATAAAAAGGGCTACCGGGGATTTAGAGCAGGAATCCTCTCGCCTGCATGAACTCGATCTGGTCGCGGGCATGTTTGGAGAGGTTGCATGGGATGCAGAGCCATTGAAGGTTGCGTCGGTCGTTTCGGCCTCCCCGCGCAAGCGGAACAATGTGATCCAAATGGCCTTTGCCGCGCAGCTTGCTTGGGCACAACGCGCATCTGTCGCGTTGCATGCGGCGAATGTGTGGATCTCCGAAGCGTTAAAAGTTCCTCCGGCCTTTAGCTTCCTGGCCCTGCGTCGATTGGATATCTCCCTCGTTCGATCGGGATTAGCGTCCTGCCAGGCTTTCACCTGCGCCTTATAGGCGTCCTTGTTTTGGACATATCGCTCCGCTGAGAGAGCGGCCCGTTTCCGTGTTGCGATCTTGATTTTGTCTGCGTGCCTGGCCCTTTGAATAGCAGCCAGTTGCTTTGCCCTTATCGCATTCGCCGCTCGCCATTTATTTGCGGTAGCGGTCGCGTATCCTGGGTGTGCCGCTCGCCATTCAGCGGCATAGACGTATCGACAGTCTCGACACATCCACGCCAGACCCAGGCTGCCTCGTTTATTGGGAGCAAAATTGTTCGCCGGTTTGACAACGCTGCACCGTCCACAACGCTTCGTGATAGCCTCATCGTCAGCCATTTTCGGGCGCCTCCACGCTCGGGATGGTGAGGGGCGGACGGGGTGCTTCCAACACCGCGCCGCCCCGCATTTATAGCCGGAAATGCCAGCAAGTAGCAACGAAAGTAGACCAATGCTCGGCAAGAAAACCGGCGGCAGAGTTGCAGGAACGAAGAATAAGGCGACCGTAGCGCGCGAGGCTGACATTGCCCCGGCGGTTGCCAACCCCTTCCCCGCCTACAAGTTGGTGCGGACCAACCAGCTCGTTCCCTACGCCCGGAACGCTCGTACTCATTCCCCCGAGTCGCTGAAGAAGATCGCCGCCTCGATCACCGAGTTCGGCTTCACGAACCCGGTGCTGACCGACGGCAAGAAGGGCATCGTGGCCGGCCACGGGCGCGTCCTGGCGGCGCAGCAGCTCGGCATGGACGTGGTGCCCTCGATCGAGCTGTCGCACCTGTCAGCGGCGCAGCGGCGGGCCTACGTGCTGGCAGACAATCGGCTGGCCCTGGACGCGGGCTGGGACGATGAGCTGCTCCGGATGGAGTTGGGCGATCTCCGCGATGAGGGGTTCGATCTTGGACTGATCGGCTTCGATGGTCCCGAACTGGACACGCTGTTTGGGGCGGACAGCGAGGCGCAGCATGGCCAGGCATCCGGTGAAAGGGTGTGCTGTCCTGAGTGTGGATACGAGTTCCCGACCGTGAACAAAGCCTTCCGCAAACTGGCCGCACCCCGACTCGCCTGATGCCCCGCAAAATCCACTGGCGTCCGGAGACCGACGCGACAATCCGCCGTATGCGCACCGAGCGCGCCTCCTGGAGGGCCATCGCCAGCGCCCTCGGCTGCTCGCGCTGGACCGCCATCGAGCGCGGCCGCCATATCAACGCGCTGATTGGCGACGCGCCGCCCATCGCCATCGCGCGCACCGATCGCGAGACAATGCCGCCCGGCCATCCGGTCAGCTGGGATGCGATCTGCGCCGGCACGTGCCTCGCCGGGACGCCCTATCCGACGCAGGTGTTTTGAACCCCGCCGAATCGCACGCCTGGTTCCGCGCCGCCTCCGATCGAACCGTCCGCGCCATCAACGCGGCGTCCGAAGAGGCGGCCGAGGACTGGCGGCTTCGCCTGCATGACTATCAGGAACGCGTCGACCTCCGCACCGTGGCACCGCACATCTGCCCATACCTCGCCGCGCTAACCGCTGCCCGTGTCGCGATCGAGTTGGGCGTCATCGTCGCCATGTTCCCGGAGGAACCCCGGCACGTCCTGCGGCCCTCCTGGGAATGACGGACGCAACGTCATCGAGGCAATCGCCGCCGGGTCCCAGATGCAGCCCGAGGCGCAGTCCCAGGAATAGTACCACATTGCATCGTCCTTGCCGAAGCTGAGCCGCCGTTCCCAGATATACGGGGTGACGATCATTCCCTGATATTGGGCACGGACGCCGGACCAGTCGACGAACATATTGAACTCGAAACCGGGAACCGGATGGACGGCCCATCGCCGCGTAAAAGCATCGATATCGTCGACCGAACGAAGCACCAGGACGTTCGCGTCACCGGCCAGCGCAATGTCATAGGCCAGGGCCAGCCGCTCCGGGCTGAACCGCTCGCCCTCGCACCATGCGCGCCAGTTATCCGCGCAATCGTCGTCCGAGACCCACAACCCGCGCGGCTTGAACCAGTCACGCTGGTTGCTGCCGTCCTGCGGAAGCACGCACAACGCGCTGATCGGCTTGTCGGTGTAATGGACCAGTCTCATTCCCGGCGCTCCACCAACAGCCGCTCGATCATGTCATCGACGAACCCGCAGGCGCCGCAAAAGTGCTCGCGGATGTCCATCGGGTGATACGACCGGCGCTTGCACAGCGGGCAGACGAAGACCGGCGGCTCGGTCCGGGGTTGTTCAGACATTCGCTGCTTCTTTCGGTGCTGCATCCCGGCGCCATGGCCAGACATAGAGACCGGAGAGCGCAGCCGTATGAAGCACGGCGACCAGCGCAGCCTTCTTCTCCTGGGGCCACCTGTTGAAGGCCTGACCATCGAAGCCTTCGGGACATAATTGCTCCAACGTCTCCTCGACCCGGACTGCGGCCTGTAGTTGGGTCCCGTAACCGTTGCGCATATCGGGCATGATCTTGAGCGCAATATCATAGAGTTCCGGCACCAGTTCGATCGTCCAGCCGCACAGCATGAAGACCGGTTTCGCCGGGGGCGCCTTGTTCCCCTCTGCGATCTGCAAAAGCGACACGAGAATATGTTTGGCGGTGTCTTCTGCCTCGGCGCGAGTGCGGCATGGATCCTCGACTCTGGTACCGAAAGCGTTCGGCACGCCGGGCGGCGTGGATTTGAGAACCACGTCGCCATGCCAACCCCCTTTCGGCGCGCCGTAAATCAGGATCGCGTCGAGATTGTCTTCCGTAATGTACGTCGCGGCTGACTTGCCAAGCGCTGACGCCATCTCCGTCTTGTGATCCCCTTTCCGGACCTCGGCGCGTGCCCAGGGTAACAGGTCTTCCAGCAACCGCTGCCCGTGCCGGTACGCCGCATCTTTCGCCATACCCATCCTCCCGGAGTTCCCACATGCCCCTGGACGCCCCTCGCGCGAACAGCAAAACCGAAGCCCTGACCGATGCGTTCGAGTCCATCGGCCAGTCGGCCGGCACGCTGATGCCGCGCTCGGTCAACAGAGCCACAGAACCCCTGGCCTGGAAAGTCTTCGTGGCCAAGTTGCTGGTCAAGCGGGCGGCCGCACGCGAGAAGGCGGCGATCAAAGACGCCATCAAGGGCGGCGTGCTGTTCGATCACAAAGAAGAGCCGCGCCCGATCGGCACCAATACGGTGGTCTACGACGGCGACGTGATCCGCATCGATCTGCAGGTCGGTACACCGGGCACGAGGCTCGATGTCGACGCGCTCATTCCGGCACTGGTCAAAGCCGGTTTGCGGCTGGACCGGGTCAACGAGTTGGTGAACAGGCACACCGTCGAGAACGCCGCGCCGCACATGTTCACCGCGAGTTTGGTGACACGCTGAATTCACGCAACTGCACGCGCCGGTTGATTGATTTCACCGCTGTAAAGTTCCATATTCCCGGTATGTTCTTCCGCCGTAAACCGGTGACGTTGGCAAGTCTCGACGCACGCCTGAGCGTCGTCGAACTGGCGCTCGAAATCAGCCGCGAAAAGTCCTGCGTTGCTCCTGTGAAGCACGGCGGTCCGCTTGAGGCAGCGCTGGCGAGATTGCAGCGCGCCATCCATCGCGACAACACGTTGGCCGATCGCCGCCGGGCGTAAAACGCAAACAACCAACAACTGGCGGCGGGACATCACATGATCAGCGAAGAACACGGCGGCTCGCACGGGCCGCATCCGTTTCGGCCGGGCGCCGATCTGTCACAGTTCTTCGTGGTCACCGTCATTTCCAACCCGGTGCGCTTCATGCGCCGGTATGAACTCTATTGGCGCTTCAAGAAGATGTGCGAATGCGCCGGAGTCCATTTGATCACCGTCGAACAGGCCTTCGGCGAGCGGCCGTTCATGGTGACAAGCCCGAACAATATCCATCACGTCCAGGTCAGATCGTTCGAAGAGCTTTGGCTCAAGGAGAACATGATCAATCTGGGCATCGAAAGAGCGGTGCAGCACGGCGCCACCAAAGTCGCCTGGATCGATGCCGACTGCGGGCCTCTGCAGCCGCCCCGGCGATGGTTCGAGGAGACCTGGCACGCCCTCCAGCACTACGAATTCGTGCAGATGTGGTCCTCCATGTTGGATGTGAACGAGGACCAGGAAGCGATGGAGTGCGCCGCTCCGTCATTCTTGTACAATTATATCAACTTCGGCACCCCGAACCCGCGCCAATTGAAGGTGCTCCACCAAAAATACCCGTACGGCATCAAATCGTTTGGCCGCCCTGGTCTGGCATGGGCCGCGAATGTAGATGCTTTGAACAAGGTTGGGCGACTGGTCGACTATTCGATCCTCGGCGCCGGCGATTGGTATATGGCCTGGGCGTTGATCGGCTGCGTCGAGGTCGTGCTGCCGGGCAACGTGAACAGTTCGGTGGGTTACGTGGACCGGCTGCTTCAATGGCAGACGCTGTGTGAGCGGTGGATCAGGCGGGACGTGGGCTATGTTCCGGGCACCGTGTGGCACGACTGGCACGGCGCCAAGAAATTCAGGAAGTATGCGACCCGGAACGAGATCCTGATCCGAGCCCAATATGATCCGGACAAAGACCTGAAATATGACTCCTGCGGCCTGCTCCAGTTGGAGACCTACGAGCCGCGGCAAATCCGGCTCAGGGACGACATCCGGGCGTATTTCCGGCAGAGGAACGAGGACTCATTGAGTCGGTAGGCTTAGCCTCGGGAGGCGCGATACTCCGCTTCCATCCGCGCCTTGTCTTCTTCGGTCAGCGTTGCGAACCACTTCGCGAAGACCGCATCGCAGTCATCGCATAGGCTGAACGCCTCTTCTCGACCCTTCGCGGTCGGAAATCGTGTGCGCATCTCGGCGAGCGCCTCTTCCTCGGACCAACCGGCCCGGAATGTCTCGCCGCAGCGCGCGCAAGTAAATTGCCTCTCCGCCATCGCTATCCTCCTTCCTCCAAGGATACCCCACCATGGGCAAACTGACCACCGCGGCCCGCAAGGCGCTGCCGGCCTCGGCGTTCGGTCTGCCGAAAAGTCGGCAATATCCGGAACAGGACAAAGCCCACGCCAGGGATGCCAAAGCGCGCGCCTCCGAGGAAGAGCACAAGGGCCGCATCTCGCCAGCCCAGGAACGCCAGATCGACGCCAAGGCTGACCGCAAGCTGGACGGCCGCGGCAATGCCAACAAGGACCGCGCCGCCGATCGCGTGATCGCGCGCATCTCGAAGCCCAAGGCCCCGAAGTAACCCCCCAAACATAAAGGAAATCCCCATGTCAGGCTCCGGCGGATGGCTCACCAACGGCGTGCAGAAAGTGCAGGCCGCAATCCAGGGCACCACGACGATCGATCCCGTGCCGCTGACCCTGCTGCCCTCGACGGCGCTGGTCAACGCCGATACCGAGAGCAGCGCCGGCCAGCAGCCGCAAAGCGTCGCCGCTTCGGCGTTCGATATCGCCTCTGCCGCCGCCGCGTTCATCAACAACTCGGCGACCTCGACGGTGCACACCGCCACCCTGAACACCACCTCGGGCTATATGCTGACCGAGTCACTCACAACCGCAGCGGGTGCGGACTACACGTTCCAGCTGGTCAATTCACTGATCACCGCGACCGGCGCGATCCCTAAAGTGCAGATGAAGGACGGCACCAACACCGCGGGTGTTGCTCGGCTGAAGTCGATCGTCAACGCAACCGGCACGGCGACCTGCGTGTTCTCGAATGTCGGCACCGCGGCGTTCAACGGCACCAAGATCATCCTGTTTCACGTCGGATAGTCTTGCCCGTTGCCGAAATCTCCCAGGCCGGCTCACCGGCCGCCGCATGAACCGACCGACAAGGACCGCGCGATCGTCAAGGTGATGACCGCCGGCGGGATCGAGCAAGTCCACATTGCCGCAGTGCTCGGGATCTCCGGGCCGACGCTGCGGAAATGGTACAAGCACGAGATCGCGGTCGGCGCGCACGAAGCCAACGCCAAGGTGATCGGCGCGCTGCTGACCAATGCTACCACCGGCAAGAACGTGATCGCGCAGATCTGGTGGACCAAGACGAGACTCGGCTGGAAAGAGACGCAGACCGTCGAGACCGTGGGCAAGGACGGCCGACCGATCGAGCAGCTGGTGACCTATCGTTGGGCCGAGGCGGTCAAGGAGTGATTACTTCACCATCCGTCCAATGCCGAACCCGGGCTCGTCCCAGACATCGATGATGAACCGGCCGTGCCCCTGGGCGACCAGCTCGTTCGGGATCACCGCCATCAGGAACGGATCGGGCCGGATCACCACATGCGCTTCAGTGGTGTATTCGGACACCAGGAACACCGGACGGATCGGGCCGGTGAATTCTTTCTCGATCAGCGCGATCTTGCGCAGCGCATGCAAAGGAATGGCGCGGCGATAGAGCGCAACGGCGGTATTGTTGTAGAAGTCCGAGCCGGGCTTGCGGTGGGTCGGGCCGGAGTAGGAACGGGACTGTCCCAATGCAGCAATGTTCATCGCGGCATTCGCCGACAGTTGGGACATCAGTGCGGCCCGTTGCCTGTCTGCCATCTCAAGCGCCGACACCGACACACTCTGCCCTGCAGGGGCGCCCAGCAGGGCCGACATGCTGTTGCCTCCCAGGGCGCTCGGGAAGCCTTGGTCGAGCGGGTTCCCTGTGCGAGGCGGTCCGAACAGTCCGCTCTGGTCGTGCACCGCCGCTGTGCCGAACGTCATGGCGGGCTCTTTGTCCTTCGCCCGTACCGGGCACCAGTGCCAGCCGAACTGTGACGGATTATCCCGTGCGGTCAGTTCGTCCATGTAGCGCGAGACCTCGGCGATGCTGAACACAGGCAGATCGTGCCGCACCAGGAACAGCCGGAACGACTCGACGGCCAGTTCCGTCGACTGCAGGCCGATCGAAGCGGCGACCTCGGCATATTCGGCCATCTGCGCCTCGTCCATCACGTCATCCGAATGAGCCGGCGCGGGTTTGGTGAGCGTTCGAGACGTAGCCGGCCTCGGCGGATCTCGCGTCATGACTTCGTCGACCATTTGCTGAGCCTTTCCAAAGAATGCCATTTCAGAGTCTCCTGTTGATCGAAACCGACGTCATCCTACCCTTCACGCCGCGCGAATGGCAGGTCCCCCTCATCGAGGACAGGCATCCGAAGATCGTCGCGGTGGTTCACCGCCGCGGCGGCAAGTCGACCGCCTTCGTTTGGCGGGCGTTGCGCACCTCTGCCACCGAGGATCGCCGGCATATCCCGCCGGCACAACGCAATTTGAGAGCGGACCCGCCTCGCGTGATCCATGTACTTCCCGCGCAGGTCATGTGGCAGCGCACCGGGCTTTGGGACAAGGTGACCCGCGCCGCCGAGAGTTTTCCGGGCGCGCGGGTCATGAAATCGGTGCTGCGGATCGAGTTGCCGAATGGCGGCGTCTATCAGTGCGGCGGCATGGACAAGCCGGATGCCTGGCGCGGCGGCTATGCCGATCTGGTTATCGAAGATGAAGCCGACGACGTAATTGCTTCGGGCCTCGATATGGTCGTCGTGCCGATGCTGTCCGACTATAGCGGCCAACGCATCAAGATCGGCACGCCAAAGGGCAACGGCCGGCTGGCCGGCGCCTATAACGACGCCGACGACGATCCCGACGCATCGCGGTACCTGCTGAGATACACCGACACCAATGTCTTCTCGCCGGCGCAGATAGCCGACATCCGGAAGAACCTCGACGAGGAAGAGTTCGAGCAGGAGATGAACTGCTCGTTCACTTCGCCGAATTCCGGGTCCTACTATGGCAAATGGCTCGATACCGCAATCCGCGACGAGCGCGTCTGCAAGGTCACTTACGATCCACGGCTCCCGGTCCATACCTGCTGGGATCTCGGGATGGACGATTACACCGCGATCTGGTGGTTCCAGCGCTCCCCCGGCGGCGAATGGCGATGGCTCGAGTACTACGAGGACAATGGCGCGGACCTTGTCGATTATGCCAAGATCGTGCTGGAAAAGCCTTACGTTTACGGCCGGCATTTCCTGCCGGAGGACATCAAGGTGCGCGAGATGACCTTCAAAGCGGGACGCCGCGCGTTCCTTGAAGGGTTGGGCGTGCGGCCGGTTCGCGTGGTCGACAAAGCCAATCCCGCCGATCGCGTAGCGGCGGTCCGCTCCATCATGGCGCGGTCGTTCTTCGATGCAAAAGGCTGCGAGGTCGGCCTCAGACAGTTGCGGGCATACCGGCGGCAGTGGAACGAGCACATGGGTGTTTGGCGGCCGGACGCGGTACACGACCAGGCGAGTCATTGCGCCGATGCGATTGGCACCGGCGTGCAAGGTTCCCGCGATCCGGACAACGAGAAACCGAAGCCCGCGCCCTATATCCCGCCACAACGCGCGCGCACGCAGGGCGCATGGATGGGACGATGAAATGGCTCACGCGCCACACCGAGGCAATCCAGATCGCGGTCGGTCTTGCGGTCTGCTGTATCTGCATAGTCGTAGTGGCGGCGATCGGCGCCGCGTTCGTCCATTTCGCGATCAAATACTGGTGAGCAACCGGTGACCCGAACAGAAAGGAACGTCTGATGGCCAATGTTTACGAGGGCGCTCCCGACGCGCGCCAATCCGCTGATGTCACCATGCCGACGAGCCGGTTCCGTCCGCGCTATCGCGCGCTGACCGACGAGGAGAAAACACTGCACGACGCGATCAAGCAGAAAGCCTCCGAACTGGAGGCGCTGTTCGAGACCGTCAAAGCCGGCCGCTACCGCTCGCTCGCGTTTACCGCTCTCGAAGAGTCGGTGATGTGGTGCGTGAAGGAACTGACGGCCTGATCCGTGACCCCCTCCGCCTTCCACGACTGGCTGCACAAACTGCCCGCTTCGCACGTCCAGGCGTTGCGCGACTTCCGGCGCTGCGCTCGCGCGGCGCATCCCGGCGACGACTATCTCGCCGCCGCGCTCGATGCCGGAGATGTGCATGAGCTGCTGCAATCCGCCGCCGATCCGCGCAAAGAGCTGACGCACCAGGAGGCCGCTGCGGTGATCGCCGCGATGCCGCGCCGGCATGTGCTGATGATCGACGGGAACCCGGGAACGATCGACGGCGCGTTTACTGAGGTGAAGGCGCTTCCGGCTCCGTAAGGTTATTCGGCCCCTTGGCGCAGCGCCTCAATTGCGCATCGTTCAAAAGCCTTGGCAAAGAACATCGCTTCGTCCGCAGTCAAGTATTGCATCACCTCGACCGATGTATCGCCTCGGCTCGCAAAGTCAGCCACCTCGACCCAGACCCGAACCAGTCCATCCTCGACATAGACGCGGAAGTCTCTCATCCGCTCGTTGCCCACACCGGCCTTCCCTGCGCCGATATCGTTGACTCGACGAGTTCTGCCAGTCACGGCGCTTCCGGCTCCGTAAGCGCGGCGTCGATCATGGATACGAATATCTCACCGATGATTGTCGTGGCAGAGGCCTTCGAGTTTGTGTGATGCCAAAGCGTCCATGCGCCGTCTCGTTTCATCGCCTCGCTCGGCTCCCGCATCGCCTCGATTACCGCGCGGGCGTTCAGTTCGTCGCATCGGGCTTGCGCTTCATCGAAGACTTTTGAGCGGAATCTGATGTCTCCGAAGCCGCTCAGTCGAACGACACGCCATTCAAAATTGTGGCGCATGACCTCGTAGCTTCGGACCGCTCCCTTGACGCGGTCGATCATCGTCATCTCAACCAAAGGACCCTCCCATGGCCACCAACTCGATCCGCATCCACGGCGACGGCGTCAGGATGGCGCAATCCGGCGGCGTCGCAAAGGGCACGCCGGCGCGCCCGTCCGATCCCGGCACCTCGCGCACCAAGGGCAACGGCCTGAACGTGGCCTGGGCCAACCAGACCGCCAAACCGTCGAAGCTGGTCAACATGGCTGCGGCGAAAAAGAAGTTCCGTTGATCCCCTGGCCGCTTGTTCGCGTGACGTGGGTCGATAGCTATGGCCCACACGGCTGGTGCTATCTGAAGGACGCCACTGAAGAGCGTGTTCTTACCATCGAGTCCATCGGTTGGCTGGTCCAGGACACGTCAGAACGGATCACTATCGCCGCCCATGTCCAGGTGCTCGGCATCGCTGGCGGTAACCCTTCGGTCGACGGCGTCATCACCATTCCGCGCGAAGCGATAACGGCCATGCAGGAGTGGGAACTGGAATGACCGATCCGGCGAAAGCGCTGCGCGACGAGATGAACGCGCAACGCAAAGACCTCGACGAGTGCCGGCAGAAACTCGCCCGCGCCACCGACAGTCTGGAATACTGGCGTGCGCGCGCATTGCGTGCGGAAAAGGATGTCTCATGAGCGTCAACGATCGCAAGACGTCTCCCATGGCCAACGGCCGGCCGTCGCCGCTGTTCGAGCGCCGCGTCGATCCCGGCGTGAATACACTCAACCCGCAGCGCGTCGATCCGCCGTCGAAGCTGGCGGTCAAGATCCCGCGCGGCCCGGATCTTACGGGGATGCCGGCGCGGCTGCCGGTCAAAGCCCCCAAAGGTCCGGCCGGGGTGAAGATCACGATCAAGCCGCTGTCGAAAGCCGGGGTGGCAAAAGCCATGGCATCGCCCTCGGCAAAAGCCGGTGATGCATTCCGCAAGACGCTGCCGGGAAAGTCGCGCTGATGACCTGCGAGGCCTGCGCGCGATGGACACAGGGAACGCAAATCCCGTTCACCGATGCTGTGGCCACCTATGGGCGCTGCAAGCCGAAATACGGCTGGCTGCCGTTCTGGGCGGCGCGCTGGCAGCGCGACATGCAAACCAACACCCGAGCCGATGAGGGCAATGATTGCGGCGCGTTCGACAGCGGAAGGTCTGGCTGATGCCTTTCCCGATTCTGCACCGACTGTCGAAACGTATCCTTGTGATCGAACGGAGGGGCGACCGGTTCGGTCTTACCGAAGCGTGCGACCTCTACTTCGAGGCCGAATTGACAGCCGACGAACTGCGCCAGTTGGCGGCCGAGCTGACAAAACTAGCGGACAATCCTGAACTGATGCCACCGGATTATCAAAACTGATGCCCCGCTCGAAGAAAGCCAACACGCCGGCCCGCAAGCGGCAATGGGACGACGTCGAGCGGGCACAGCTGACGCGCGGCAAATCGCCCCGGATCGCGGCGATGTCAGCCAACGCAGCGGTCCGCGACCATCCGGCGAAAGCGAAGAAGTAACGCTTGTCCGACTCCGATCTCAGCAACGACACGACGATCGATGCCACCGATCCGATCGTCATTCGCGCGCACCGCCGGTTTCTCAAATGCCGGCGCTACGAAAACGACGCGCGCGATCACTGGCTGCTGGATTACAAATTCGCCAACGGCGACGAGTACAACAACTGGCAATGGCCGGCCGATCTCTATGCGCTGCGCGGCGAGAAGCCATCGCTGACCATCAACGAGGTGCGCCAGCACAATCTGCACATCATCAACGAGGCGAAGCAGAACAAGGCTGACGTCAAGTACCGCCCGACCGGTGCAGGCGCCTCCGAGGCGGCATCGGAAGTGCTGGAGGGGATGTACCGGCACATCGCCAACATCTCGAACGCGCAAATGGCCCAGGGCCAGGCGATCGAATTTCAGGTCCAGGCCGGGCTGGGTTGGACGGTCATCGAGTCGGATTACGTCGAGGCCTCGCCCACACCCGGGGCGGACGCGTTCAACCAGGAAATCTATATCCGCGGCTCGGACAATCCGATGTCGATCATGCTCGATTGCGACTGCCACGCCCCGGACGGTACGGGGGCACGGTACGGATTCGAGTTCACCGACCGGCCGCGCGATGAGGTCGAGGAGAAACATCCGGAGCTGAAGGGGCGGCTGGCGGTTGCCAACGCGGTCGACGGCGAGGACGGCGGCTGGATCGCCGAGGATCACGTCCGCGAGGCGCGTTACTGGGAGGTCTCCGAGGACCGCGACGAATTGCTGGGCGACGACGAGGGAACCGTCGAGTTCGCCTCGAAACTGCCGCAGCCGATGATCGACGCGTGGGAAACCGAACTCGAGGCGAAGGGCCAGAAACTGAAGCGCCGGCCGATCATCCGCAAATCGGTCAAATGCCATCTGATCATCGGCAACCAATTGGTCGAGACCACCGACGTTCCGGGTACCGCGGTGCCCGTGGTCCCCTGGATCGGCGAAGTGACCCGCATCGAGAAGCGGCTCGACCGCAAGGGCCACACACGGGCTATGATCTCGGCGCAGCGGATGGAGAATTACAACTGGTCGGCCTCGGTCGAATTCGGCGCGCTGCAAAGCAAGACACCCTATGTCGGGCCGGCAGCGGCCTTCGAGGGGTTCGAGACCTATTGGTCGACGGCGAATACCGAGAACCATTCGGTGCTGATGTACAATCACGACGACGACGATGGCCAACCGATCCCCCCCCCCGAACGTCAGCAACCGCCCACCGGCGCGCCCGTCTACATGGAGGGCGTCGCCATGGCGAAGCAGTTCATGCAGGCGGCCTCGGGTCAGTACGAGGCCGAGATGGGCCGGCCGGGCAACGAGCGCTCGGGTAAGGCGATCAACGAGCGCCAGAGACAGGGCGATCGGGCGACCTATCACTTCATCGACAACCAGGCGCTGTCGATCCGCCGCCAGGGCGTCATCATCAAGGAATGGATACCGGTCATTTACGATACCGCCCGGGTCGCAAAGATCATTAACCCGGACAAATCCGAAGGCGAGGTCCAGCTCGACCCCGATGCCGCCGAGGCGCATTCCACCCGGATGCTCAATGGCGCCATTCAACGCATCTTCAACCCGCGCATCGGCACCTATGAAGTGATTTCCGACGTCGGGCCAAGTTACGCGACGCAGCGCCAGGAGACGTTCAACGCCATCATCGAGATCCTGAAATTCGCCCCCGAACTGGCGGCGAAGATCGGCGACATCCTGATGAAAGTGGCCGATTTCCCGATGTCCGAAGAGCTGGCGGAACGGCTTAAACCCGGGCTTCCCCCCGAGGCTCAGGCGCAGCTGGCGCAAATGCAGAAATTGCTTCAGGTCACCGAGCAGAAAGGCGTCAACACCGAGAAGCTGCTGCGCGAGGCGATGCAGGCGCTCACCGAGGAGCGGCTCAAGGTCAAGGCGAAAGACACCGGGGCCGAGATCGATGCGTTCAGGGCCGATACCGACCGGCTGGGGATCATCCTCAACGCCGCGGTCAAAGGCGATCCCGAGGCAGCGATGACGATGATTCGGGAGATGGCGCAACAGGCGGTCCAGCAGGCCATGCAGGACAATCTGGGACCGGTGCGGCTGGCCTCGGCCGGCGACCTGGCGCAGGATGCGACCGGTGGACCGCTCCCGGGCGCGGCCGGCGCATTGCCGATCGTCACGCCTGATCCGGGGCAACAGGCGGCCCAGCCCGGAGGGCAGAACCCATGATCACCGCCGAACGGTTCCGTGAAGCGACCGGCCGCGATCCCAGCGTATTTGACCTGATCCGAAGTAATTGCGCCGAGGCCGGAAGCATCTTCCATTCGATGTGCGGTTGGGACCTGGCGCAGGATTTGCCCAGATTCATGTGCACGGCCGTTTTGGGTGTGAGGGACGCGCACGCACCACCGACGCAGATGGATTATAGCGAACACGCATCCGCCGAACGTATTACGCTGGAGTCCGAGACCACGAAGCGCCTGATGGCTGCGATGCAGCAAGAGAATGCGTGGCTCCGGCAGCAAGTTTACGCCCGTGACGCTCGTATCGTCGAACTCGCGGCTGAGTACGCGCAACAGCACATGTTGCTTGCCGCGGCCGAGGAGACCGTCATTCAGAACGTCGATCGCATCGCCGAACTCAACACCGAACTGGCGCTGCTCCGGCGCGCATCTGCCGCGACTGCGGTTCTCAACCCCGGCGGCACATTCGCCGATGGAACGGAGCCCACTTCACCAGGGTCGTATCCCGTGGCCGCTGATCCGATCCCATCCATTCTTGATGAACCGGCAAAACCTCCGAAGCCGCACAATCCGTTCCGGACATTCCCAACCGATCCGCGCCGGATGGGTCCGTGACCGCCTGGGATAAATGAAACGCCGATCGCGCCGCGTCCAACTCGGATTGGACCGACACAATACACCGGAGTGGCATGAGGCCATGGGCGCTGCGCCTGATCCGAATGGCTTCATCGCCAGCAAGGGTGTGACGAGTTGGGATCACCTTCATAACGTGTGTGGCCGGCTGATGCAGAGTTGGGAGGCAATGCCCGAGCCGGTGCGCGTCGGCTATGCGTTCCCCAATCCGGAGGATCGATGACTCTTTCCGCCCCCCACGTCCGCACCCGGCCAATTCGGGAGAACTCGCGCATCGCCGGTATCGGCCGCGGTCTCAACGCGCATCGCATGGTCGCCGAGCAGGCGGTGAAGATGGCCTATGAGATGTATGGGCCATATATGGCGGCGAACAACGATCTTCGCGCCAGGTTCAAGGCGATCCCGAGGGAGGCCGATCGGCAGCTCGTATTCGTCAGGCAGATGGCGCCGCAATTGCTGGAGGAAGCGCGACTGGCCCTCACGGATTGCCTGGCATATCCGGACGAGCTGGTCTCGAAGCACATGAAGGACGCAATCGCCGAGGCGCTGATCCTGGACGGTGATCTGCGCGCCAATCGCGTGAAGGCGGCCGAGCATATGGACGTGGGGTTGCTCAACTGATGGCGAATACATTGATCCGCGATCCGGCGGCATTCGAGCGCCAGTTCGCACTGGATTTCATTGCGCTGTTTCGCCGCAAATTTCTCGGACTGCAGTTTGCTGGTCTTGCCGCAATCGTCTGAGACACAAACCGCGTTGAGTGTCGCCGAACCGGCATTCGTGAGACGCTACACCCTCCCGTCGATGCGCGGCTGTTTCATGAGGCGTTCTTCGGAAAACCCGTCCGGCGATCTCCGCCGGCACCATGGCCGCAGACCGAGTCCGATCCCTTGCGCGACAATGATGAGCCATCCCCTCCGGCTGGGCAAGCCGTCGACGACTGACAAAGGACATCCATGAGCGAGAGCACCACCGACGCCGCCGCTGCGGCCGCTGCCGTCCAGGCCGATGCTGACGCCGCTGCCGCCGCTGCACAGACCGAGCAAGGCACCGAAGGCGCTACGGCCACCGCTGAGGAGACCGCCGCGGCTGAAGCCGCTGCTGCCGAGGCCGCCGCTGCCGCTGCTGCGGAAGCCGCGAAGAAGCCCACCCGTCAGGAGCGGCATGTCGCCAACCTTACGCGCAAGGCCGCCGAAGAAACCCGCGCCAGGGAAGCCGCCGAGCGCCGCGCTGAAGCCGCCGAGGCATTGCTGGCGGCCGGTAAGACGGAGGATGGCGACAAGCCGCCCATGCCGCGCCCAGGGGCCGAGCCGGACCGGGAGACGCTGCGGGCCGAGATCCGCTTCAACGACCGCCTGGGCGAAATCGACGCCGCCGGCAAGAAGGAACTGGGCGCCGATCAATGGGAAGCGGCGAAAGCCACGCTGACCGGCCTGGGGGCGGTGCGGAACCAGAATTTTCTGCAGGCGCTGGCCGAGACCGACAATGCGGCGAAAATCTTCGCCCATCTGGCCGACGATACCGACGCGCTGGTCGAGCTGCTGGGCAAGCCGCCTGCGGCGATGGCGGCTCGGCTCGGCCGACTGGACGCCGGCTTCGCCAAACCGGCCCCCAAGGCGCTGAGCGGCGCGCCGCGGCCGGCGGCAAAGGTCGAGGGCAGTGGTACCGCTCCACAGCCGAGCCTGCACGATCCGAAGTTGTCCGATGCCGAGTTCACCCGCGAGGCGCAGAAGCTGATGCCGCATCTGTTCGGCGGGAAAAGAAAGACGGCGTGAATGGCAACCGGTCTGTTAACCGATCATCTGATCGCTCGTTGTATGGCCAAGGAACTCGGCGACCGACTGGAAGACGATACTCCGCCATTCCGATGCCATATCGGCTTCGAGATGACCGGGCTGGCGCGCACGATGAGATTGGAGGACTTCTGGGATTGGCATGTACGGCCGAATGTCGTGGCCGCGCTTTGCTACGCCGAGAACGGTGCCGGCGAGGCGCTGGCAATGCCTCCAAATGTGCAGGGTGGCATATATCGGTATCGAAATGCCGAGGTTCGTTACCTCCATATGTGGGATATCAAAGCCGATCAAATGCGGCATCGTTTGGATATGCGCTACCCCGCTTAACCGCAACCCCGCGCTCGCCGTAATTCGCGAGCCAGACCGGGCCTGCCACCCGTTGACGACGTGCCTCTAAGGCCTGTGGCGTGACGACTTTCGCACCCCTCCGACACGGCAAATCAAGTCCCCGTCAAGACCCTTCGAGTGAGACGGAATTGTTTTGTCCGGCGCTTGAGCATCGCTCGCGCCCGTCGGAGTAACATGCTTGGCCACTACTCTTCTCACCATCGACATGGTGACGCGTCTTGCCGTTCGTTTGTGGAAAAACACGAACGCGTTCATGCGCAACATCAACACGCAATACGACAACCAGTTTGCGATCGAGGGCGCCAAGATCGGCTCCCAGCTGCGCATCCGCCTGCCGGTCGATTACACCGTCGGCACCGGTTCGGCGATTTCATTCCAGGATACCGCCGAGAACTTCACCACGCTGACGATGGCGACGCAGAACAACGTTGGGATCTCGTTCAATCAGATCCAGCAGGCGTTGCAGGTCGACGACTACACCGAGCGTTACCTGGCCCCGGCGGTCAACGGCCTCGCCGGTAAGGTCGCGGTCGGCATCATGTCGGGTGCCGAGGGCGGCGTCTGCAATTACGTCGACAACGAAGCCGCCGGCGCGATCATCTCGCCGTCCAACACCACCATCCTGACCGCGAATGCGATCCTGACAACGCAGTCGGCGCCGGAGATGAACCACCGGTTGGTGGTCAATCCGTTCACCGACTCGCGTACGGCGGGCGCGCTGGCAGGATTGTTCAACCCGGCACCGGAAATCTCCGAACAGTACCGTTCGGGCTCGATGAAGAACGCGCTGGGCTTCGACTGGATGAAGGACCAGACGGTCATCATCCATACGTCCGGGACGTTCACTGCCGGGACTGTCAATGGTGCAGGCCAGACCGGCACCACGCTGACCACCAACGCGATCACCGGCACGCTCAAAAAGGGCGACATCATCACGATCGCCAACGTGAACGGTGTCAACCGGATCGAAAAGCAGTCCTACGGTCAGGTGCGGCAGTTCGTGGTGCTCGCCGATGTTGCGACTGCGGGGACTTCGATCTCGATCTATCCGGCGATCATCCCGGCCGGCCCGGGCGGCATCGACGTGCAGTACCAGACCGTCGACACCTCTCCGGCGAACAGCGCGGCGATCTCGCTGGCGTCTCCGGCATCCAGCGTTTACCGGAAGAACATCGCCTTCGTTCCTGATGCGGTGACGATGGCGACTGCCGATCTGGAAATCCCGCCGAACGTCGAAACCGCCCGTCACGAACTCGACGGCGTCTCGATGCTGATGGTGCGCCAGTACATCATCGGCACCGGCCAGACCGGAACGCGTCTCGACGTGGTCTGGGGCGCGCTGTGGGTTCGGCCGGAATGGGCTGTGGTCGTGGCCGACGTCATATAAGGTTACTATAACGTATTGACGGCGTCGCGCGGGCGTTACTGCCTGTCGCGGCGCCTCGCGTTCCATATTCGGATTGCGAGATTGATCAGCACGATCATCAGGCAGGTTGCGCCCAGCACAAACCAACCGACGCCGGGTCCCCAGAGCAGCCCGCTGCCGCCTGCCAAGGCAACAACTCCGACGATCACGAAGCATCCTTCATCGCCACTGTCGCCGGGTTTGTCCGTCATGCCCGCGCTTTAACCCAAGGAGCCACCGATGGCCACCTCACCCGTTGCGCTTGCGCAAACCAAATTCCTGATGAACGGCGGCGGCTACGAGCTGGCGATGGCGCAGATGCGCGAGCGCGGCACCATGGCCGAAAGCTACGTCTATCACGAGTACCCGAAAGCGATCCGGGTCAGCCAGGGAATGGGCGCGCCGACCGAGCGCGAGACCGAGACCTGCAAGGGCACCACGATCCGCTGGACCGACCCGGCCGTCGAGATGTTCGAGACCATCATCGTCCATTCCGAGGCCGAGGAAGAGCGCGTGCTCGCCGGCGGCAAGACTTCGGCGCAGATCGAGGACGAACGGCTGGGCCTGATCAATCGTTGTCACTCGCTGAGCATTCCGGTCGACGCCTCCTGGTCCGTGGTCCGGCTGCGCCGTGAACTCGGGGATGCCCTGGACGCGCCGGAGCAGGCCAACGACATGGCCAGACTCGAAGCGGAACTCGCCGGGTTGCACAAGATGGCGACCATGCGCGCGGAAATCGCGGCGTTGCGCGCGCAGCTCAGCGAGCCGCCCCAGATCGACTCGCCGATCGACGCCCCGATCGAGGAGTTGAGCGATAGCCGGCGCGGGAAGAAGGCATGAGCGCCGAACTGCTCGCCCTGCTGGAACAGGGCCACGCCGAGGCTGGGGCGGCGCTGGGCGCGCTCAAAGCGGCCTGGGCACGTGAGGATGAGGGCCGCGCTGCGCACCGCGCCAAAGTGCTCGAGGCGCACGCCCAGGGGGCACGAGATCGCGATGCGATGCGGGTGCAGCTGGGCGGCGCGTCGCTGATCGCGGCCGAGGAGGCACGGGCGAAGGCGGCGGCGGAAGCGCGGCTCAAAGCGGCGGACGAGGCGGCGGCGAAACTGAAAGCCGAGGCGGACGCCAAAGCCGTAGCGGACGCCAAAGCCGTAGCGGACGCCAAAGCCGTAGCGGACGCCAAGGCGAAGGCTGACGCTGCGAAGCCGCCAGCGGCAAAAGCATGAGGCGGCTCGCGCTGATCCTGGCGCTGCTGGCGCCCGGCCTGGCATCGGCCCAGTCGCTGCCGAACACCGGCAACGTCGCCGGGTTCTATTACGGCTATCTGCCATCGGCGGCCAACTGGAACGCATTTTTCCAGGCCACGCAGGACTGGATCGGCGCGACACCTCTGACCGTCGCCACGCTGCCGACCTGCAACGGGACCACGCAATATCATTGGGGTCTGGTCACCGACGCCAGTGGACCGACCTACAACGGGACACTGACCGGCGGCGGCGCCGTGAAAGTGCCGGTATTTTGCAACGGTACGGCGTGGACGTCGCACTGACATGAGCGGCGCAATCGGCACCTCGCCCATCGGACAAATCCCGATCGGCGGCTTCTTCGTCCAGTCCTACACCGCTGCGGATATGGTCAATCTGGCGCTGAAGAACGCCTCCCTGTTGGGCGTCGGGCAGACCGCGCTCGCCGAAGACATCAACGACGTGTTCCGGCTGCTCAACGGCATGCTGGGGCTGTGGTCGCGCAATCGCTGGCTGATCTGGCATCTGATCGATATCTCGGTGCCGACGCCGTCGAGCACGCAGCGCGAATACTCGATCGGCCCCGGCGGGGATTTCGACTTTCCCCGGCCCGATCGGCTGGAAGCCGCTTATTTTCGGCAATTCATCGCCAATCCTGCGGGAAGTGGCCCGGTCGACTTCCCGCTGACGATCCTGCAGTCCATGGAGGACTACGCGCAGATCGCGCTCAAATCCCTGACCACCTGGCCGCAGGCGGTGTTCTACGACGCGGCGTTTCCGCTCGGCCAGGTCCTGCCGGTGCCGATCCCGAACGTGCCCAACTCGGAATTGCATGTCCTGATCAAGGATACGCTCAACCAGTTCCCGACATTGGATACGCCGAGCAATTTGCCGCCGGAATACTTCGAGGCGATCTGGTCCAATCTGGCGTTGCGGGTGGGAGCGACGTTCCCCGGCGCCAATGTGACGCCGCTGACCGTGGGCCTCGCGAAAGCATCGCTGGCGATCATCCGCAAAGCCAATGCGCAAGTACCGCGGTTGCGGATGCCAAGGCCGCTCGCTCGGTTGCCATTATATAACATATTCAGCGGCCAGACGTACTGACCTCGCGCGGCGACTTGCCCGCTCTCCCTTAAACATCGAGGCGCAATCATGCGATTGAAACTGCGGGCGCTCGCGCTCGTCCTGCGCCTGTTCGCGCTGACGTTTGCGGCAACGCATCACGCGCAGGCGCAAGGCTATATCCGGGTCACAGCCTGCGGTGATCCCAAACCGCCCGCCGGCGCCGGCAACGGCTATATGGACGTCAACGGCAATATCTGCGTCGGCGCCACCGCGGCGTCCCTGCCGCTGCCAACCGGTGCCGCGACCGCGGCGAACCAGACCGCCCCGATCCCGGCCCAGGCCAAGCACCACGGTCAATATTGGCAACGTTGGAACTCGTATCACGTCGTCTCACCGATCATCATCAACGACTGCACCAACTACTACTTAGGAAGCTACACGGGCTATCTTGCGCCGTTCAGCGCCTCCTGCGCGCCACCGGCCAATGCCTCGGAACTGACGCCAAGCACCATGACCATCGCGGACCCATCGTTGTTCCCGAATGGCGTGACGATTGCGTGGAACTATGCCGGCGTTCCGGGGTGCGCCAGCATTGGCGTCTGCGGCTTTCTTGCCATCGACTATGGCAACTACGCCGGCGACGCAGTGCAAACACCCATAACGTCGTTGCAGGTCGATAACCTGACAACCATGACCGAAACGCACAACGTCACGTTCGGCGGGACGCTTGATGCCTACGACGCCATCGACGATCTGTTTCTCTATTCCGATCCTGCCCAGTCTGTGCGGGATGAAGAGTTTATCATTGTCCTGCATACCAATACTCAGATGGCGAACTTCGTTGCCGCGGCGCCCACGCAATACGGCACCACGACAATTTCCGGCATTTTATGGAAAGTCGCCTGCTACTGCGCCCAGAGCACGCCGATCATCCTGTTCATGCCGAACAGCCAGGCCGATGTCGCGAGCGGGACAGTGGACCTCAAGGCGATGTTTGCCTTCGCCAAGGCCCACGGCGCGATCACCGGAAGCGAATGGTTCACCGGCATGGGGATTGGCGCCGAGCCGGTGTCAAACGGTGGGACAATGACGGTCAACTCATTCTCGGCAACGTCCAATTGAGGCCGCCGGCCCGCCTCCTGACACGACTTCCTGACCTGACCGCGCGCTTTCGCGCATCCTCCCGCTCGCCCTCTTTCCCCAAGGACATCCCATGGCCAATGCACCCGACACGCTCGTCGAAACCGGTCCCGTCTTCCAGCAGCTCCCGATCGGACAAATGCTCGTCACGCCATCCGGGGGGACCCAGGCGCAGCTGCAGAACCTGGTCAACGGCGGCACGCTTGCGCAAACCATCGCAGCGGGCAGCACGATCCCGTCGCCGCTGATTACGGGCGTTGCATCCAAAAGCGTTACCAACGGGATTACCGCGTCGGTCACGCAAACTTTGGCCGGCGCGCTCGCGCTGACCAAGGCCGTCAATGTCGTCTCGACGGTGGGCACCGCCGGCGATGCGGTGAAATTGCCGCCGGTTGCGATCAACGTTGGTCTCGCCCAGGAATGCTGGGTTATCAACAACGGCGCGTCGGCGCTGTCGATCTTCCCGAACGAGACTGCGACCGCAATCGACAGCCACGCGACCGCCGCCGCGGGCACGTTGACTGCGGCCCATCGCGCGGTGTTCTTCCAGAACACAGCTTCGACATGGGTGAGCGTCGCGTCGGTATCGGCGGCCACCTGACCGCAATTCCCAGATCGATCCCCTGCAAGGTTTGCGGCGAAGCATCGCCATTGCACGGTGTGGTCGATTTCAACAAAAGCTGCGAGATCGATCGCGGACTCGCGCTGGACCTGTCCGGCGTGGCGGTCTGGTATTACCGCTGCGCGAGTTGCGGCTTTCTGTTCACCGCGGCGTTCGACGAATTCTCGGCCGAGGACTGGCGGACGCACGTCTACAATGACGATTACCTCCAGGTGGATCCGGACTACGCCGGGGCTCGGGCCGAGGCCAACGCGCCGCTGGTGCGCAGTATCGCCCAGCAGATGAGCCTGACCGACCCGCAGATGGGGGAGATCCTGCTCGCCCGCCCGCGCTGGCTGGACTACGGCTCGGGCGCGGGAACCCTGACCGGGCTATTGGCGGACCTCCCCGTCGAACGCGCAGCCTGGGACCCGTTCGGGGCCTCGGCACGGCCCGAGGGCCAGTTCGAGCTGGTGACGGCGTTCGAGGTATTCGAGCATGCCGTCATGCCGGTCCTGACCACCCGCGACGCGCTGGGCTTCGTCCGCGCCGGCGGGGCGTTGCTGTTCTCGACATTGGTGCATGACGACGTTCCGACGCAGGACGTAAGTTCTTGGTATATAGCACCGAAGAATGGACACGTATCTATATTTAGCACTCGAAGCCTGGACGTAATGTTCGGCACGCTGGGATGGAGCGTTCAACATCTCACTCTGAATTTGCATGTCGCAATGAGACGCTAGTCAAACCAAGCGTCCAAGCTTCCTGGCAAAATCCAACGGGTGAAAAGCCCACTTGCGCCGATTGCAGGTCCCGCACGTAAGCTGAAGGTTCCTACGATCGTTTGATCCACCGCGAGTGAGAGGGAGAATGTGATCGATGTCGAATGGCTTCGGTAACCGGCGGCGGCAATAAGCGCATCTACCGCGCTGGAGCTTGCGAAGGTCCGCAATGTCATCAGCCGTAAAGGACCCCTCGACGCCTTTGACACGCGCGATCCGATTAAGCCGGTATATTCGATAACGCTCCTGATTGTTCTCGTACCATTTGCGGGAAATCGCCTTTCGTCTGTCGGGATTGAGAGCGCCCCACTTCTTCGTTTTCTCCGCGTGATGTTGAACATGGCGGCGGTAGTACGCGTTCCGGCGGCGAGCGACCAGTTCCTTGTTCGCCTCGATGTACGCGAGCTTCTGCGCCTTGAGGCGATCAAAGTTCGCAAACCGGTAAACGCGGTCGTAAGCGGCCTGCTTCTCCTTGTTGTTCTCTCTCCACGTCGCGTGGTACGCGGAACGCTCCTCCGTGTGAGTCCGATAGTATTCGGCCTTGGATGCGGCGACCCGTTCGTAGTTCTTTCGGCGGTACTCTCGGTCGTAAGCCGCTTTCTCCGCTTTGGCCATTTCCGGGGTGATCGTTATGCGCCGATCGCATCCGCATCCGAGCGAACGGCCATGCCTGAGGCTGCCACCGAGAACACTGCGCCGCGTGCCGCATACACACTCGCAGTCCCAATATCCGACGCGTTCGGCCGACAAGCCGCACACCGTCCACCGGCCAAATGTGTGGCCGGTAATATCGATCAACGGCACGTCACTATGCCGCTATGCCGGAGGCATCTAGAATGGATATAGCCACGAATTGCTCCTCACACGAGCGTCGATGGTCAGGACTGGCGATGCGTTTGCAGCGCAACGCCGGTCCGCTTAATTTGACCAATTATTCCGCAATCGTCAAGTCGCTCTGGGCCAAATAGTGCCGACAAAGCGCGTGCCGCTGATCCAGGGCGCCTATACCGCGCAGTCGTTCATCACGGCGGCCCAACGCTGCCTGAACCTCTATCCGGAAAAAGCCCCGGCCGGCGAGGATAGCCCGACCACATTGCTGCCGACGCCGGGCCTTTCCCGATTGGGCGTGCCGCCCGAAGCATCCCCGGTGCGGGGGTTGTACAGGGCGTCGAACGGTCAGTTGTTTGCCGCCGTCGGCTCGGGGATTTACTACATTGCAACCGACTGGACTTCGACGCTGCTTGGAACGACGGCGGTCAATACCACGCCGGTCAAGATGGGCGACAACGGGACCACGATGACGATCGTCGACGGCTCGGCGTTCGGCTGGCTGGTCGATCTCGCCTCGCATGCTTATTCCGCGCAATCGGACGCCAACTTCTTCGGTTCGAATTTCGTCGAGTCGCTGGATACGTTCCAGCTGTTCAACAAGCCCGCCACCAACATCTTCTATTGCTCGTTGTCGAACAGCACCACGTTCGATCCGTTGGCCTTCGCCGCCAAGGTCGGCTATCCGGACAGCCTTGCCGGGATTGCGGTGCAGACCCGCAACCCCTGGCTGATCGGCGCACAATCCTCTTCCGAGATCTGGTTCGATGCCGGCGCGCCGGATTTTCCGTTCCAGATCCTGCCGGGGCCGTTCATCGAGCACGGCGCCGATGCGATCTGGTCGATCGCGAAACAGGGTGGCTCGGTGTTCTGGTCATCGCAGGACGCTTACGGCAAGACCATCATCGTCGAGGGCACCAATTTCACCACGAAGAAGGTGTCCACACCGGCCATCGAGTTCGCGATCTCGACCTATCCGGTCACCTCCGACGCGGTCGCGTTCTGCTACGAGCAAAGAGGCCATGCGTTCTACTGGATCAAGTTTCCCTCGGCCAATGCCGGGCTGGGCGCCGATTGGGTCTATGACCTCTCAACCCAGCTCTGGCACGAGCGGTCGTATCTGAACCCCGGAACCTGCGAGCCGGAGGGCCACCGCGCGCTGAGCTGTGCCTATGCCTATGGGGTGAACGTGGTGGGCGATCGGCAGACCGGGCAACTCTACGCGCTCGATCCGGACAATCCGACCGATGCCGGGGCGTTCATCGAACGACGCCGGGGCTGGCCGCATTCGATGTCGGATGGCGATCGGGTCTCCTACCCGTCCTTCGTGGCAGACATGGCGCCGGCAACGCCGGGCACGTCCTCCCCGCCGGCCGCACTTCCCGCTGGCCTGGCGAGCCCCCTGGTGTTTCCGGCGACGGTGACGGTGATCGATACGACGTTCGCTGCCACCAACGGGACTTTGCTGCAGGATTATAACAACATCCTCGATACCGGCTCGCAGTACACCGCGATCAATGCCGGGAACAACGCCGAGATCGAGGGCAATCTGCTGACCGGTGTGGGTTCCGGCGCGTCGAAGATTTACCTCGCCTCCGGGCTCCCCACCTCGGCCGATTACATCTGCCAGTTCGACGCCGTGCCGGACAGCTTCGCTGCGGCGGCCGCCGGCAATGAGGTGTTCATCGTCGGACGCAGCAATGTTGCAGTCTCAGCCGGTTATCAGGCGGTCATCAGTTCGGACGGCGCGCAATACTCGGTCGGTCTGCACATCATTTCCGGGGCGACCACCTCGGTTGCGATGGGTCTGCTCTCCTCCGGTCGGTTCACCTGCTATCTGTCGATGCAGGGCAGCGCCATCCAGGTTGCGGTGCTGCGCTCGCAGGACAATTTCTGGCTCGCCTCCGATGCCAGCTGGGGCGCGGCGTTCGCCGCCGCGATTTCGATCACCGATACGACGTATCCGAACGCCGGGGATGTGCTGCTGGGCGGCGTCTGGTGACCGGTTACGTCGGGGCCAATCTCGGCATGCTGCCGGGGGCGACGCAGGCATCGGCCGCGGTCGCGTGTGCGACGGACGGCTCGATTACGGTCGGCGGATCATACGACAGTGGCGGCGCCGTCCAGGCGGTGTGGTGGGATGCCGCAAACGTCATCCATCTGCTGCCCGCAGATGGTGTCCCGACCCAATTCAATCTGGCATTCAATTGCTCGGATACCGGTCTCAAGATTGTCGGCGCAATCTCTGGCTCGTCCCATCCCGGCCTCAACTACGTTCCGGCGGTATGGACCTCGCCGTTCAGCAGCGCGCCGGCGATCCTGACATTTCCCGGCCAGGGCGTGACCGCATTCAATGCATTGATCGCGGCCTGCTCGATCGATGCGACGTACTGCGTCGGTTGGAAACAGCTGGGCGGGTCTCCGACCGTTTTTATCCCGCTGGTGTGGTCGAGCGGCCTTGCCGCAACTCTGCCGTTGGTCTCCGGATACGACGCCGGCGTCGCCAACGATATCTCCTCGCTCGGCGATGTCATCGTCGGCTATTGCTACAAGTCGGCGACCGGCGATGCGATTCCGGTGCGCTGGCAGGGTGGACCGAGTTTTTGGACCGTCAGTGTCATGGGTGGCACGATTGCGCTCGGGGCCGGTCTGAGTGCCCTGAACAGTTTAACCTCGGCCTGTAGTTCCAACGGATCGCTGGCGGCCGGAATCACCAGCGACCCGCCCAATACGCTCGCCAGCGAATGGCTCGGCACCGCTCTGCAGCTGATCGGCGGCAGCCTCGGCGGCGCCGGATCGGCGGCCTATGGCTGCAACGCGGACGGCGTCATCATCGTCGGCAGCTCGGCGGCAGACGGCGCGTCGTACTGGGTCTCGCTTGCCGGCCATACCCTGCCATTGCCGAGCGGGTTGCTCTCGGTCGAGGCTGCGCACGGCGCCTCCAGCGACGGCGGCATCCTGGTCGGCGGCCCGCGCGATATCTTCGCTGCCTCGGCCGGTGCTCCTGCCGTTAAATGGACCTGGACCGGTCCCGGGCCGGGACCTGAACCATCGGCCGTGCTCAACCTCGACAATCTGGTGGTCAATTCGCTGGCGAGCGAAAGCCCCTGCACGGTGGCGCAATATGCGATGCCTCCCCCGGCCGGGCTTCCGGCGGCGGGTCTGCGCTGGTCGGATACCCGGGGTCTGGACTGGGGCAACGCGGTTCCGCAAGGGCTCAGCGCGGATCCGGAGTCGCAGCTGCAATGGAACCGGACCGGGTACGCGCGCGACCGGGTGTTCGAGCTGTTCTGGTCGGCTGCGCTGAAGACGGCGTTGAACGGTGCGTTCATCATGATCGAGCCGTGGAAGTCGTAAGATGAGCGGTACCACGATCTGGTTCCGCTTCAACACCGGCGCGTGGCTTCCTTCGGGCGATCCGGCGGCCGGCACCGGCGGCATCGATCTCTCGGCGATGGACGGCAGCACCTGGTACCCCACCGTCCAGGGCACCGGCGACGCCGGCATTACGCTGAACGCCGGGGCGACTGGTTTTACCGGCACGGTACCGGCAGGCTTTACCGCAGGCTGGCCCGCCAGCGTGGGGTTTACCACGCTCGATCCGGCCAAAGTGTACGGCAGCGCCACGCTTGGCGGGGGCAATCTGCATGCCGGCTTTCCCAACACCCCGGGGATGGCGCAGGCGGTCGACGGCAAGACGACCGGCAAGTTCTACTTCGAACTGGTCAATCCGACCGGGGACATCTTCTCGGGGCGTTGGGGCGGTGGCGTCGGCGTCGATTACACGGCCGGCGGAAACTTCAACTTCTGGATCAATGACGGCTCGTTCACCACCGGCAATCTCGATGGCGGCGCGCTGATCGGCGGCCAGACTCTGGTGCATGCCTTATCGAGCCTGTTCGCGCGCGGCGCGACCGCGGCGGCGGATGTGTTCAATTTCGCCGCCAATGTCGGCAACATCGCCGGCGTCGCGATCCATATCGTCCCGGCGATCCCGCCGGACGCCGCGGTGCTCAACCTCGACAATCTGGTGGTGACCTCGCTGGCCACCGAAAGCCCGTGCACAGTGGCGCTGTTCACCACGCCGCCTTCGGTATCTCCGTCGGTCGGGCTGCGTTGGTCGAACTCCCGCGGCAAGACGTTTGGTCCCCCGGTGGCGCAGACCTTCAGCAACAACCCGCGCAGCCAGCCGCAATGGAACCGCACCGGCTATGCCAGGGGACGGGTGTTCGAGCTGTTCTGGTCGGCTGCCATGAAGACGGCGTTGAACGGTGCATTCGTAGACATCGAGCCGTGGAAGTCGTGACATTTGACCGCAGCGGCGCTCAACTCGCAAATCCCGATCCCGAGCGTCCCGATCATGGACCTCAGGACCGGCGAACTCAGCCAGGCATGGTTCCGGTTCTTTCTGGCGCTCTGGGAACGGACCGGCGGCGCGATCGGCGTGCTCGGCGCGCCGGGCGGTGTCAACGGCAATGTCCAGTACAACGCCAACGGCGCATTCGGCGGCCTGACCAACGCCCAGCTCACGGCGCTGATCAACGTTTTTTCAGGAACGCTGAGCGGCGCCGTGCCCCCCTCGGGCGGAGGGACCACGAAATTCCTCCGCGCCGATGCCAACTTCGCGCTGATCGACCTCGCCGCGGATATCACCGGACGGTTGCCGTTCGCCAATTTTGCGACCTTGGCGGCCTCCAGCCTGTTCGGCAATCCCGCGGTCTCGGCCGGATCGGGCGGCAATGTCGCGGTCGGCGCCGGCCTGACCTTGACGGTCGGCGGGACTCTCTCCGCGACTGGTGGCGGCGGCTCGGTCACCCAGGTCGATACCACAGGGCCAGGAATTACCGGCGGCCCGATCACCACCACCGGCACGCTCGCCGTCGAATGGAACGGAGGCACGGTCACCGCGCTCGGCCTGGGCGTCGGGCTGAATTCCGGAACCCTGATCGCCGATCAACAGACCGTCATCGCGGCCACCGCCGGTGCAACGATCGCGCTGGCGCCGAGCGGGCCGCTCAACAACTACATGATCAACGGCCCTACGGCAGGCGGGACGGTCACACTGACCGGCGCTTTCACGCCGGCCCAGAAAATCATGGTCAATGTCAGCAACGGCGCGACCGCCACGAATTTCATTCTGGGCGCGGGCTTTCAGTTCTCCACCGATCTGCCGTCCTATACCTCCACGGCAGTCGCCAATAAGCGCGACACCATCGCAGTGATTTGCAATATCGGCACCGTGGGGGATGTCGAGGCGATCAATCAGGGCTTTTCTCCGTAAATGGCATTCACAACCACCTTCAACCCAATGGACCTTACGCCTGGGAATAACGGCTCGCTAATAGGCGGCAATCTGATCTTGAATCAGTCTAGCGGCTCCGGAGTAACGGTTGCCACGCGCTCGATAGATATTCAACCCACCGGGAAGTTCTACCTTGAGTTTACGGTTTCTCTGGTGGGAACCGGAAACCAGTCCTTTACAGGTCCAGGCATTGCAAACGCAACCGATGCCTTGGGTTCGGCAAGGACTGTCTTGGCATCCTGTGCTACCGGCGGGCAACCGACCGATATTTTTGGAACCCTGGAGACCAACTTTCCGCTTTATGCGGCGTCCGGTTGTGCGCAAGGTGACATAATTTGTATGGCGGTCGATTTTACGGTCAACCCTGTGTTGTTTTGGTATCGGAAGAACGGTGGCAACTGGAATAATTCAGGAACTGCGAACCCGGCTACCCGCACAGGCGGATACAGAGCCACACCGTTCGGCCCTTATAAAGTATATTGCAACATCAACGACAATGGTGGCACGTCTCAAAACATCACAATGAACGCTGGAGCCACTGCATTTTCGTTTGGGGTGCCGTCCGGCTTTACCTCAGGATGGCCCTCGTCTGCGGTACAGTCTGCGACAGGCATGTTCTTCGGGCTCTGAGCGATGCCACCCTTCGTCATCTTCGCACTGCCCCGCTCGCGCACCTTCTGGCTATCGCGCTATCTCTCTTATGCCGAATGGCATTGCGGCCACGACGAACTACGCCACGCACGCGCACTCGATGATATCCGCTCCTGGTTTGGCCAACCCTGTACCGGGACGATCGAAACGCTGGCGGCGCCGTGGTGGCGGCTGGCGCAAACGCTTTCCCCAAAGCTCCGGATCATCGTGGTGCGTCGGCCGGTTGCCGATGTGGTGCAAAGCCTGGCACGGCAAGGCTTCGACCCAGTGATGATGACGCCGTTGATGACCCGTCTCGATCGCAAGCTCGACCAGATCGCCGCGCGCGTCGCGGATGTCTTTTCAGTTTCGTTCGACGATCTTGCGTCGGAGGATACCGTCGCGCGCCTGTTCGAGCACTGCCTGCCGTATCGGCACGACCCGGAGTGGTACGCGCTCATGGCGCCGCGCAATTTGCAGATCAGCCTGCCGCCGTTGATCCGCTACATGCGGGCCTGTCAACCGCAGATGGCGAAGCTGGCCAAAATCGCCAAAGCGCATTGTCTTGCAGACCTACGGATTGCGCCTCGGGACTTCGACGGTGTGACGATCCAGGAGGAGACGTTCGACGACGTGCTGCGCGATGGCAAGCATTTGTTCGAGGCGCATTGCATGGCGGTTGGCGAAGCGCCGGATGCGTGGCTCGGCAAGAACATTCCGTTGATGCGCCAACTCGAAACCATGGGGGCGCTCTTCTTTACCACCGCTCGATCCAACGGGCGGTTGTTCGGCTATCTGCAAACCGCGATCAGCCCGTCGCTTGAGTCACCCGAGGAACGATCCGCCATCAATCTGTTGTTTTTCACCGATGGGACAATTCCCGGTCTGGGCCTGAAACTGCAGCGCGCCTCAGTCGCGTCGCTCAAAGCCCGCGGCGTCGATGAGCTGTTCCTGCGTGCAGGCGTGCGCGGCGCCGGGCCGCGGCTCGATGTGCTGTACCGACGCATGGGGGCGGAGGACTTCGGCCAGATGTATCGATTGAATTTGAAGGACGCAGCATAATGGGCGCAGCAGCAGCAGTCGCCGGCATCGGCGCGGCGGCGAGCATTGGGGGTTCGCTGTTGTCGAGCAACGCGCAATCAAGTGCCGCGAACAAAGCGGCGGGCACCGTGGCCCAGCAACAGGCGCAAACGCGGTCCGATCTGTTGCCGTACAATTTCAACGGCCAGACCGCCAATCGCATCCTGGTCAATTCGCTGTACGGCGGCGATCCGGGCGTGCCGAACCTGCTCTCGGCCAACGGCTTCGCGCCGAACGGCACCGGCGGCTCGAACCTGACGTTCCAGCCGACGCAGGCGCAACTCGAGGCGACTCCGGGCTATCAGTTCATCCGCGACCAGGGTTTGGAGTCGGTGCAGAACAGCGCCGCGGCAAGAGGACTCGGCACCTCCGGGGCGGCGCTCAAAGGCGCGGCCTCCTATGCCACCGGGTTGGCCAGCACGACGCTCGGCCAGCAGCAACAGATCTTCCAGCAGAACCTCGCGAACGTGCTGAACCCGCTGGAGTACGTCGCGAACCAGGGCGAGAACGCGGCGGCCACCACGGGGCAGCAGGGCACCACGGCGGCGGCCAATCAGGGCGCGGCGATCATCGGCGGCGGCAATGCCCAGGCGGCCGGGACTGTCGGCGCTGCCAATGCGTTGGGAGGGCTGCCGGCGAACTATCTGCTTTACCAGAACCTGCTCGGCAACGGCTCCGGCAGCGGAAACAACAACTTCTACACCGCCAGCGGCAACAATGCGCCCGGCGCGGCCGAAGCGGCCACCCAACTGGGGTCGTATTATTGATGTCCGACAATCCCCTCGCCTCGCGCCGGCCCAGCGCGGCCGAAGCCAAGCCCGATCCGATGCATCGCCATGCCCAGGTCTGGCAACACATCGAGCAACAGCCGGCCGATACTTTGCATCAGCATGTCGCGTTCATGGATTACGCGCTGCCGATCATCGGGCGGCTCGCCGGCAATCCGGACGTCAAGGCCAAGGACGTGATCAAGGCCCTCTCGGGGGCGGTCGCCGACGGCAAAATGGATGCATCGAAAGCGGTGGCCAATCTCGGCGACATGCCGGCCGATCCGGACAAACTGAGACCCTGGCTGCGCGAAAAATACGCCGACGCGCTGGCCACGACGGTGCATGCCAAGGCGGCGCTGATGCGCCAGGGGGCAATGCCCCCGCCAGGACCGGCGGCGCCAGGGGCGGCTCCAGGCCCCACTACAGCGGCGCTGCCGGTACCAGCAACACCTGGGCCGACTGCGGCACCTCCAGGAGCCACAATTCAATGAGCGGCAGCATGGGATCACTGGGCAACGGGGTCGACGCTTCGATTCCGTTGCGCGCCGCAAGCAATCCGCTGGAGTCGGTGGGCAACTTCGCGCGGACATTGGGGGCGATCAACCAGACCAAAATCCAGGGCCAGACGATCGCGTCCAACAACATGTCGCTGGCGCAGCAGATGAAGCAGCTCGCCTATGCGCATCTTGCCCCGTTGGTCGCACAAGGCCGGATCAACAACATGGCCGATCTGACCTCGGCCCTGGGCGGCCTGGAAGCGTATCACGGGATCGTGACGCAGCCGGTCCTGGAGGATATCTCGCGATCACTCGGCACCGGCGGCGGCGACTTTGTCGACAATCTCAAAGCCCAGGTGGTCGCAGGCACCCAGCCGCCGGAGAAAGCAGTGGGCGCGCTGGCGCCGATACCATCAACGATCAACCAGGGATTGGTCGACCAGCCCATGTTGACCAATGCGCCCGGCATGCCGAATCAGGGCGTCCGGACGCCTGTCGGTCA